GCTCTGGGAATGCCGCTTCTGGGCCGTCGCGAGCCTAGGCCGGGTGAAGAAACGCCAAGCCGGGGAGCGGACATCCAAACGGTCGGAAAGGCTCTGGACGTTTCCCATAGGATGCACGATCCAAATTATGTCACGAGCGATAGCGAACACCAGCAATTGAAGGAAGGCCTGGCGGCTGTCCAAAGGCTGGAGGGAATGCAAAGTGCCAATTCGCAAATACTCCAGGCTGCAGTTGTCAAGAGCGGTACTCGCCGGCAGCGAGCGGCGCCAAAGCCGCTGCGCCGCGTCTCTATGTCTGAAGTCAGGAAGGCGCGGCAGAGTATGCGCCAGGCGAACCTCAATAACCAATTCTCCAATATGACCCAGGCCCAAATAGACAATATGCTCCAGCGTGGCCTAGTTACTGAGGCTGAAGTCCGGGAATGGATAAGGTCTGGTGGCCGCCCAAAGGATAGGCGACGGTGATGGTTAGCCATTTCAACGTAGAAGAGCCGCGTGACTGGAAAGGCCGCTGGGTCAGGCTCGGTGGTAGCGCGAATTTGCCCGGAGGCGAGGCGCGAGCCCGCGAGACTGACTTTGGCGTGATCCGGGAGCGCTTGCTGAATATGAAGCCGGGCGAGAAGTTTAGCTTGAATGGCGTCATTGTTGACTATATTCCGACCAAGGGATTGCGTCTCCGGATTAAGGGGCAGAGCCGGCATTACGGTCACCCGACCGAAGCCGAGAATGTCAATTTGGCCGCTCGCGCTATCCGGGACGTTCAGCACATAGAGGAAGGCACCAAGAAAGTTGAGCGCAAGGCTGTGGAGCGTAAGGTCAGGGAGATTGTCAATCCTCCGGAGCCTCCCGGTGGCCCGGTCCCGCTCCCCAAGGGAACCAAATACATTCCTATCATCGTCAATTTCCGCCGGACACGTTATCCTGGCCGCACTCCGGAAACTGACAAGACAATTCGGCTCCGCGTCCGGCATGCTACAGACCTTCAGCGCCGCTACGTTCCGGATATCGTCAATAACATGACGGTCGATGTCCAGACGAATTTGAAAGGCCGCGCGTTTGCCAATATGACTTCCCAGCAGGCTTTCATCCCGACGTTGTACCGGCCGGGAGAAATGAAAGTCCATGAGGAGTACGCGGCGCGTGGGCAGCTGATAGGCGTCAAGGCCCATATGAATATCCGGGCATCGACTTTTGTTGCGACGAATGATGATGAGATTAGGGACCGGCAGTGGGGAGGATTGGACACAGGGGATAACTGGTGGACTCCTGCCGACCCGCAATACAGCCTTGCTGATGTCATAATTGCGCACGAGATTGGCCACGCTGTTCACGGAATGCTAAACGTTAACGGCATTCAGGGATTTGGTTGGTCGAGTAGCTTCAGCACGGCCGAATACCCGGAAGCGGCCGCATTTTGGAACGGGCTCGCGGACGCTATGGGCGTGCCCCGGCCGACCACTGTGGAGGCTATGGGTAGCGGAAGTATGAGCGATGCCAAGACGGAATTGTACATGAATCCTCAATATTGGCTAAACCATAACCGTATGAGGATTCAGCGCAAAGTCTCCCGTTATGGCGCCAAGAAGAATGTCCGGGAGCTTACGGCAGAGCTTTGGGCCGAGTACACGCTGAACAGTAATCCCCGGCCGGCAGCGAAGTATTATGGCGACTATGTAATGCGTATGATGGCAGGGAAACAAATCAAGGGAGCTGCATAATGGGATTGGAATATGCTCCGGGTACGCCTCCGGAGATAATGCCAGACGGAACACAAGTGCCGTCTGCCGGGCTCGTGTCTGAAACTGAATTGGAAGGCGCGGAGAGCCCGGAGGACAAGCAAGGTAAGCGCAGGAATGTAGCGCTTACCCGGATCGCAAAGGCGAGGTTGCCCAGGAAATGATCGCACCGCGCGACCGGATAGCGACACTGCCTCCCGGTGTCCCCAAGCTGACGCTGGGCTGGGAGGGTATCCATTGGGCTTCCAAATACCTCCGGCAGCCTGATGGCCCAAAGGCCGGGGAGCGATGGGAGTTTATCGAGAGCCAAGTCAGGTTTGTCCTCTGGTGGTACGCTCTCGATGATAATGGCCGGTGGATTTACTCCCATGGCGTGCGTCGTTATCCAAAGGGTGCGGGGAAGAGCCCGTTTGCGGCGGTAATGAGCCTGATGGAGCTATTGGCCCCGGTAAGGCTCAAAGACTTTGACAAGCGTGTGCTGGGCGGATGTGTCGGCCGTCCGGTCGGAATGCCCCTGGTCCAGATCGCAGCCACCTCGCACGATCAGGCGAATATCAATACAATGCGAATGGTCCGGGCTCTTGTTCCCGAGAAGAGCCGCATTCGCCAGGACTACAGCGTTGAGACCGGCAAGACGCTATTCTACATCCCTGGCGGCGGGCAGCTAATGGTCATAACCAGTTCACCCACCACCGAGGAAGGCGCACTTGTCACATTCGCTATTCTGGACCAGACTGAATCATTCTACCCAACTAACGGTGGAGTGGATTTGGCTGAAGTGCTTGATAGAAATGTGGGTAAGCAAGGTAACCGGCTGCTTGAGACTTCTAATGCCTGGGAGCCCGGCCGCGAGTCCGTTGCCGAAAAGACTTTTGATGCGTGGGTAGCCCAAGAGGAAGGGAAATTGCGTGGACGCGGGAGAATCCTTTATGACGCCAGAGTCGCGCCCCCTGATACCGATTTTGAGGATGATGAAAGCCTTTTGCGAGGCGTGCAAGAGGCTTATGGAGACGCTTATTGGGTTGATACAGAAGATATCGTCCAAACTCGCATCCTGTCTCCCCGCACGCCGCTTGACGTTTCCAAACGCTTCTACCTCAATTGGCCCGAATCTGCGGAGGATGCTTGGACAACTCAGCAGCTATGGGCCCGAATGGCAGACCCGGAATTCTTCATGGCGGACGGTTCAGAAATCACCCTGGGCTTTGACGGCTCCCGTGTCAAGGACGCCACGGCGCTCATCGGCTGCCATATCCGGTCGGGATTTGTATTCACAATTGGCATCTGGGAGACGGTTGACCCGCGCGGCCACCCCATTCCGATCCCAGTACTAGAAGTCCAGGCCGCGCTCGACAATGCATTTGAACGGTGGGATGTATGGGCATTCTTCGCTGATGTCAAGGAATGGGAAGAGAGCACAAAGGTCAGCTGGCGAGCCAAGTACGGAGCTATTGTCCGGCTGTGGTCAGTTCCCGGAGGCCGCGACCCGCAGCCGATAGCCTGGGACATGCGCTCCCACGTAGGCGAATTCACTCAGGCCGCAGAAATGGTATGCGCCGAGATTGACGAGGCCGGATTCAAGCACGATGGTGACTCGCGTCTCGGCCGTCATGTCGTGAACGCGCGGAATAGCCCGAACAAGTGGGGAATGTCGATATCCAAAGAGAGCCCGAACTCACCGCGTAAGATAGATGGGGATGTCGCGATGATTATCGCGCGGCATGCCCGGAGATTGGTGCTGGCTACTAAGGAATGGACCGAGCACCTTGAAAGCGAAGGAAAGTCCAAAGGCAAGGTCTGGAGTTTCTCGTAATGGCATTTAACGCAAAAGAGCTTAGGGACTTGGCCGGTCGATGGACAACTGGCGGCTCCCTGGCCGACGCAATCGACTCCCACGCATCCGGAATGGGTCATACCCGGTTCACGACCAAACAACATCTTAGGGCTGCGGCCGGTCATATCCGGGACGGGAACAAAGGTGCAGCAATCAATTCGCTGAACAAGGCGCGTGACGCTCTTGGCCCGATGTCAACCGGCCCGAAGTCAGGACCAAATCACAGAGAGCGAATAGCGGCCTATCATATGGCGCTTGCTCATATCGCGGCTTCTGCGCCGGAATCGAATGTTGAAAGGGCACGGCGCGAGGCCGCAGAGCAAGCGGGCAAATCGGCTACAAGGGTTGCTCATTCGCGCGGTCACGGCCTGTCATCGACTCAGGCATTCCAGGCTGCGCAAGCGGCCTCCGGTCTTGAGGACATTTTCCGGGGAACACTCCGCAGGAGATAGAAATGGGGATTGCCCACGACGTGAGCCACGAGCTACGCAACCCACACGGTGAATGGACCAAGGGAGGCGAGGCTGAGTCAGCGCTCCGGGCGATTACTGGCGGCCGGCAAAAGGTCCAGACGCCTACCACATTCATGCATCCGGCTACCGGCGCACCAATGGGCAAGTCCGAAATAGGCGACACATTTGAGCATCTGTTCCGGCGGCGCGGAGCTTCCATGGTGGAGTCGCATTTCGGGCATCCGTACATAATGATTGCCGGAGCCGGGACGGCCGCAGGCCAAGGCCGTAGCTCCCGCACCACGGCTCTCGACTTCAAGCTTGACAAGAAATATGGCGGTGAGCTGAAGACTCTTAATGTCCAGGCCAAAAGCCAGAAGACAGCGATCAAAAAGGAAGAGCAGCAACGCAAGAATGATGCCGTGGGCGAGCTAGGTGTGAAGCCGCTCCTCATCGTCCAGGTCGTGGATATGAAGACAAAAACTGTTCATGTCTACTATCACACGGCATTTGAGTCCAAGGCCGTTTCCAAGATGGTCCACGTCGGTAGTTATCAATTTAGCGCAAGGGACTTCCGCGATGCCCAAATCGCAACGGGACACTGGAGCCAGCGAGCCACAAGAGCCGCAGAGCCAAGAGCAAGAGCCCGAGCCGGGTGAAGGCGACACCATTATCGAAATGGTGGACGGGCATCCATACATATACGAGAACAACGCGGCCAATAGGGCCAAGATGGCGAAGGTGCGGTCATGATCCTTCCTCCGGGCCAAGTGACGACTATCGCGGGCCAATTCGTCCAAATGCGCGAGGCCGAGCAAATCCGGCTCCGCAGAATTGGCAAATACGTGGACGGGAAGCATGACCCGCCTTACGTGCCAAAAGGCGTCAATGCGGAGTACCGCTGGATCAGTAAGCGCTCCAAGCGCAATTTCCTTCCGCTCATCGTCTCGGTCATTAGCCAGAACTTGCACGTGGACGGCTACCGGCCCAGCGGAGAGACAACCGAGACGGAAATGTCCGGGAAGCCGAATCCAATGTGGGCGGCCTTCCAAGCCAACCGGATGATCTCGCGGCAGCACGGAGTCCACCGAGCCGTTATCAAATACGGTACGGCTTATGTCATTGTCCTTCCGGGAGTTATGGCGACTGGCGAGGAACACGAGTCTGACTCGGTCCCGGTCATCCGGCCGGTCAGTCCGCGCCGTTTGACGGCATTCTACGCGGATGGCGTGGATGACGAATGGCCGCTCTTTGCGATTGAGGAAAAGGTCGTGCTCGACTCCAATGCGCCCGGAAAGCAGGTGCGCATTGTTTCGGTCTATGACGAGAACAATCGTTACATCCTGACCGGCCCGGTCGGCTCTAGCACGGTGGACTTGGATATTGCCGATGATGGCGACCCGATTCTCAACGGGCAGCCGTCTGTCGCGGAGCATGGAATGGGCATTTGCCCGGTCGTGCGATTTGTCCACGAGGCCGATTTGGATGGCGATAGCGATTGCGTGGGCGAGGTGGAGCCGCTGATCGCTATTCAGGACCAAATCAACTTCTCTACCTTCAACATGATGATTACGGAGCAATTCGCGGCCTTCCGGCAGAGGTGGGTAACCGGAATGGTCCCAGTCGATGAAGAGGGTGGAGAGGCAAAGCCGTTCCGGCCGGGCGTGGACCGGGTATGGGTGGGCGAGGATGCCGCGACCAAGTTTGGCGAATTCAGCGAGTCCAGTCTGACGTCATATAACGATTCCCGCGAGGCCGGCATTAGGCATATGTCTACGATCAGCCAGGTGCCGCCATACCATTTGCTCGGGCAAATTGCGAACCTGAGCGCGGAAGCTCTCGCGGCCGCACGCGATGGCCTGGACCGGAAGGTGGGAGAGCTTCAGTCCATTCTTACCGACTCGTGGCGGAATACTTACCGGCTGTCGGCAAAGGCTGCCGGCAATATGGACGGCTGGAATGACCTAAACGGATCGGTCATCTGGCGTGACACGAGCGCGCGGGCATTCTCGGCTACCATCGACGGATTGACAAAGGTTGCCCAAATGCTCGGCGTGCCGGTGGAAGAGCTTTGGAAGCGAATCCCTGGCGTTACTTCAGATGATGTCGCGGCCTGGCTACTCGCCAAGCAACGGGCCGACGCGCAAGCTCAAGTCCAGCAGGCTCTCGGCCAGGCCGGGCAAGCGGCGGCCATAGGTGGCGCTCCTGGTGGCGGTAATGGCACGAGCCCGCTGACTGGTGCCTCTCCTACTGCCGCGCGAGCCGCGAGCCCGCTGGGTGGTCCCGTAACAGAGGCCCAGCAACTTCTGGCTAGCCCACCGCCCGGAGGTGGCCAGGCATGACGCAGCCCGCTAATGGCACTCTCGTGGCACAGGAGCCCGGCTCACAGCCGGATACCGGCTCCGCGCCGTACGCGGCCAGCGTGCCAGTTCCGGCCACACTGATGGCACCTCGTGTGCCCGGCTCCCCGGTCCCGAGAGCCTTGGCCCTGGCAGCACTCGCCTACGGCTACAGGAGCCGCCAATTCGCCATAGCAAATCACGCCCAAACCGGCATCCAAAACCTTTGGCAGCATTACATCGACCCTAGGCATTTCGCGGATAGCTGGAATGCGCTACGGCCGACGCTGTTCGGGCTGATTTCTCAGCAATACGACGTGTCTGCGGCGAATGCGGCTAACTTCTATCAGAATGCCAGGGTGACGGCCGGGCTTGATTACCTTCATCTGCCGGGTACCGATTTGGACTCTCAATATGCCGAGCGGGTAATGGAGTCGATGGGGCCGGGTACATTCTTCCATCAGGCCAAGGAATTGGACTCAGAAGAGGCATCCCAAATAGCGAGCCGGGCTGTTCAGGGAGCGGGTACCCGGCTGGTGCTTCAGGGGAGCCGGAATACCATCACCAAGAGCGCGATCAATGACCCGAGTGCCCGTGGTTGGGACCGGGTAATTGAGCCGGGAGCTTGCGCCTTTTGTGCAATGCTTGCCGGGCGCGGAGGTGTATACACGTCAGAGTCAGTAAAGTTCAGGGCGCACGATCATTGCGGCTGCCTCGCGGAGCCGGTATTTGAAGGCATGGCTCCGGCAAATGAAGCGCTATCGAAACAATGGGGCGAAGCAACAAAGGGAAAGCGTGGCAAAGCGGCTTTGGCCGCCTGGGAGCAGCATTGGAGTCGGCATGACCACCCCGCAATTCAATGAGAGCTTGCATCCGCGAGCGCAGGGAGGCCGGTTTGGGTCCAAGGGTGGACCGGCTCAGGCTGGCGGCGCGGTAAAGAAACAATTGCTCGATAGAGCCCGCCAGGATGCGTCGCGTATCCGGGAATTGACTACGGAGCTTCAGCAATTGCGGGCGGCCAAGCAGCAAATGCTCCATCCGAGCACACCCAAATCGCATGCCACAGCGAAGCGATCATCACCCAAAAAGCCGGCAGGCTCCAAATCGGGCGCGAGCGGGAAGGTCAAGCCGGGAGCCACGACCAAAAAGGTCACCACCGCGTCTCAGGCTGCGGCCGCCAAAGTCAAGAGCGTATCGACTCAGGCCAAGACCGTGGCGGGAGTCGAGTCAAGAATTGTCAGCGTGAATAGGCAGATCACCGCGCTCCGGGCGGATGCGGCAAAATGCCGGACGCTAGCGGCCCAAATGTAGGAGGAAGGAAATGAGCACCCCGGCCGGAATGGAAGAGCGGAAGCGGCTGCGTAAGGCCGGACAGGCGATGGCCCCGTCTCAGGCCAATGCGAGTGACGCTCCGCGCTTCCCAATCAAGACGCGATATGGCAAGAGCAATTCCCTATCAGCCGCCATTTCGGCCGTGGGGAGAGCCCGGCCAAATACCGATGCAGAGCGCGCAAAAGTCAGGAGGTATATAATCCGGGTAGCCGCATCAAAGGGATGGAGCGCGGATATACCGGACAACTGGAATTCTGACGGCTCGTTGAAGTAGGAGGCTTCAAATGGCAAAAGCCGCGAAGGGCCGGAAATACACCTACAACCACGAGGAAGGACATGGGTTCGGCCGGCATCATGCGGGTGAGGATTTGCTCGCAGAAATGCGGGAGCTAGACCTACATTCCGGCGAGGAAGTGAAGGTGCTGGAATTCGACGCTGACTCAGGCTGGCCTATCGTCCAGTGGACGGATAGGACCGGCCAAAGCCGTCACACGACGGTGGACCCGGAATTCTTCACCGAGCATTTCACGGGAGCCTGATATGCCCGCTCTCTCTTCCGGCCAACTCTTCCAATATGCGGAATCACAAGCGCTCAACGCGGTATTCCTCAAGACGCAGAGCCCGGCTGCCGGATCGGTCTATCAGGCAATTAGCTCTGCGGCCGTTACCGGAGCGCTCCAGTCCACGGAAACGACGATGGGCGGTGCGTCCATTGCCGAATTCGCGACGGCTACCGGCTACGCTCGCCAGACAATGGCGGTGACTGCGGCCAGCGCCGCGAGCCCGAGCCAGAACTGGAATTCGGGCGCGCTGACGTGGGGACCGTTTACATCAGCGCCAGGAACGGCTAACTGGGCCATTTGCTGTACGGCCGTTTCCGGGACTTCCGCCAATACCATCGCGGCCTACCTCCTGGCGACTCCACGCACGCCCATTACCGGCGACAGCCTCCAGGCTGCGGCCGGGACCGGGTCAGCGGGTGTCGGCTTTATCGCCCAGGTATGACAACCTGGCAAATATCAATCGCGGTACCGAATTTGATGGTACCGCGAATGTCGCCATGCTCGGGCCGAATTGGGCGCGGAGTCCTATGCGGTGCGACGCCCACGTCATTGTACCGGAGGCATTGCCGGGAAGAGACGCATACGGAGGATGTTTGGCTTTGCCCTATTCACGCCACAATGGCGGTAACGCTAATGGCGGTATGTAAGCGATGTGCCGACCGGGGAGGCGCGAGCTATGTCAAGCTGATCCGGCTGACTGAGCCCATTAGGCCGATTTGGAGGTGAAATGGCCACTGTCGCAGAAACTATCCATAATGCCGTAGCCATCGAGCAGAGGTGGATTCATCTTTGCCCGGAGCTACGGCGCGAGGAAGAGCACCCGCAGGAGTATGGTTGGGAGCCTTACCCGCCGCTGGAATTTGCCAATCTCCTATCGGTTGCTATTGCATATAATCCAACCGGCCGCTTCCTGGATGTCGGAGCCGGAATAGGTACCAAGGTTCTGATAGCGGCGCGGATGGGCCTGGATGCGCATGGGCTGGAGCTATATCCGCAATATGTCGAGGCCGCGCGGGAAATGGGAGCTAACGTCCGGCAATGGGATGTACGTAACAGCTTCAGCCTCCGGTATGGGATCGTATATATCAATCATCCGCTCCGGGATACCGAGGCAGAAGACTTCCTGGAATACCGGATTCAGAATCAGGTAGCTCCGGGCACGGTACTCATCACAGTAAACAATATCCGGACATTGCCAGAGGATTGGAATGTGATTTGCCGGCCGCTCTGGTCTGATCCGGAACGGCTCAGATTCGACTGGGTGGCGGTAAAGCCAGGAGGCGAAAATGGTAGCGGGTAGGGAAACGACACCGGGCGATGTCAAGAGCACCCAGCGGCTTATGGAATACTGGGCGCATGGGGAGGGAGCCGCCAAAATCAATTGGGGCGTGCCTGGTGATTTCGATCGGTGCGTCACGCATTTGTCCAAATACGTGAGCCCGGCTATTGTCAAAGGGCTCTGCTCTAATCTCCACCAGCGCGCGACCGGCGCGAGGCCGGGACACGCTCCGGGAGAAAAGGCAGCCGAGGCAGCCAAAAAGGCCGGGTAATTCTGGGACTTCCCTTGCCCCGGTCGGATCAGCTATTATCCGGGGAGGATGACGGAAGGAACCACATGAGCGAGCCTATAGAGCCCGGACCCGAAACGGGTGAGGGTGCTACCACCGGCGAAGGCGGAACGCCAGAGCAGGAGGATGGCGAAGCTCAAAGGTTGCTTGGCCAAATGGCTGGTCAAGACCCAGAAGAGCTTCAGCGTCAGGTAGAGCACTGGAAGGCCCAATCCCGTAAATGGGAGGGTAGGGCCGGTGAGAACAAAGGTGCTGCCGAAAAGCTGAGGGAAATAGAGGACGCCAACAAGACCGAGCTTCAAAAGGCGACAGAGGCTCGCGATGAGGCATTGCGGCATGCTGATGAAGTTACCGCTTCGCATAATCGCGTGATGGCTGCCGCCGCATTTGACCTTCCGGCTGACATCGTTGACTATCTCGGCTCTGGTACGGCTGAAGAGGTAACAGCACGTGCTGAGAATTTGTCGACAATCATCCAAACACGGGCCGAGGAAATAGCGCAGGAGATCATGAGCCGTAACGGCTACCCTTCTGTTGCTTCGGGTATGCGGCCTGTTGAATCGCTTCGCGCGGGCTCCCAACCCACCGGCGTAACGCCACCCCAGTCCAAAGACGACTTTCTCCGCCATTTGTTTACGGGCGGTGGCGGGGAGTAATTCGCGCGGCTCCGTCTGCGCGGAAAGGGTGTTACCGTGGCCGGAGTTTACAACTCCCTTATCCAGCGCGCTGCGTCCGGGCCGGATGCATTTGTCCCGGAGCCGCTGGCTACATCGATCATCGAAGAGGCGCCAAAGGCCAGCGCGGCCTTGACCCTCTGCAACCGGACCATTCTCTCAACCAAGACCAACCGGCTTCCCGTCCTGGACGTGCTGCCGTTCGCCTATTGGGTCGGTGGCGATACCGGCCTGAAGCAGACCACCCAGATGCAATGGAAGAATGTCATCTTGGTGGTCGAGGAATTGGCGTGTATTGTTCCAATTCCTGAGAACTACCTTGACGACGCGGATGTCCCGCTCTGGGCCCAGGTCCAGCCGCGTCTCGCGGAAGCGGTGGGCAACCTGATCGACCTGGCGGTGCTGTGGGGCGTGAACAAGCCCGCCACCTGGGGCGAATCCGTATACACCGGAGCCGGAAAGTCCGGCCAATTCGTCATTGCCGGGACCGGCGTTGATCTCGGTCAGGACGTGGCGAAGCTCGCCCAGAACATGGCCGTGACCGGGTACACCGTGAACGGCTTCGCGGCAATGCCGGGAATGAACTGGCAGCTGATCGGTATTCGCTCCGCGCAGGGTGTCCCGATTTACGAGCCGGACATGCAGAACGGCCGTGGCGGGAATCTGTACGGATTCACGATGTCGGAAGTCAACAACGGCTCGTGGGACGCGACAAAGGCGATGTTGCTTTGCGGCGACTTCTCCAAGGCGATCATCGGCGTGCGCCAGGACATCACCTACAAGACCTTTACCGAAGGCGTCATTTCGGACGATACCGGGAAGGTCATCCTGAACCTGATGCAGCAGGACTCCGTGGCGCTTCGCCTGACAATGCGCCTCGCTTACGCGACCGTCAACCCGGTCACCATCATGAAGCCGACGGCCGTGATGAGCGGCTCCAACCCGCAGCGGTGGCCTTTCGGTGCGGTACTCCCGGTTGGCGCAACGGCTCCTACGGCCGCAGCCCTGACTACCGTCCAAACCTATCCGGCTGGCGCTGGCGGCTGATCGTGACCACGCCTAGTCTCCCGAGCCTGGCCACGGCAGACGATGTCGTGGCTAGGCTTGGCAGGCCTCTTAACCAAATCGAGAATCAGCGAATTGGTGCGCTATTGGCGGACGGCTCCGCGCATATCCGCCGGTATTGCTTCCGCGACTTCGCTCACGTAGCGAATGATGTCAGGAGGCTGCGCTCAGACCGGGGAGTTATCAAGCTCCCAGGGAGGCCGATCAACGCGGTCAATAGCGTCACGGCTATTGGTGGCGCTCCCGGAATTCCGGACATTAGCGTGTTCTGGTATTCCTTTGACAAAATCGATGAGATCACCGTCCCGGAGCCTATCCATTCCGGCGTTATCAACCTGCCGGAATTGTGGTATGACCTGGACTGGTTTACGAGCACATTCATAGTTGATTACGACCACGGGGACAGCAATGTGCCGGATGACGTTGTCGCGGTATTGACAACGGCCGTTATCTCGATGCTGGTTGCGCCGACTATGGTTGGCGGCCTCGCGAGCGAGACGATGGGTACATATAGCTATTCCATGCACCGTACGGCCGGGAGCGGTATGCTCGCGGAACTGACGGTGGCCGGGCTCCCTAGCCTCGCGGCTTACCGCCCAAAGATTGGAACCATTTCGATATCGGGATAGCAAATGTCATACCCTACTCCCAATATCAATTACGGGAGCACCGTCACGATACAGCGCAGGGCTGTTTCCGGGACAGATGCTTATGGCGACGATCAATACTCGATTACCACTGTTGACGTATTCCCTTGTTCGGTCCAATATGGCGGTAGCTCTGAAATTGTCGAGGGTACCGACCAATTGAATGCTGACATTTCCGTGTATGTGCCGTCCGGGACGGATGTTAGCTATATTGACGCATTGCTTATTGACGGAGTTCAGTACGAGGTTCAGGGCCAGCCAATGCAAGGTATTTCGCCATTTACTGGCGGACGGCCTCCCATCCTTATCCGGGCTAACAAAGTGACTGGAGCTTCGGTATGACGGATGTAAAGCTCTCGCACGACCGGCGAGGAATGGGCGAATTGCTCCGGTCAGAAATGATGCTGAGAGTGGTCGTGCGCCGCGCGGAATTGATCCGCGCGCTCGCAGAGGCCACGGCTCCGGTAGGCGATGAGCGCGACCCGCACAGAGGCCGGTATAAGGCCAGTTTCCATATCCGGTCATCGCGGCGTGGCGGAGCTACGCGGGACCGGGCCGAGGCAATTGTTTCAAATGACGCTCCGGAAGCCGTGTTTGTGGAATGGGGCCATTATGGCCGGGAGCCGTATCATACCTTGTTCCGGGCC